GTTAAACGAAGCAGATGTACCCTGATTTAAGTCTGCCATTTTATTCTCCTATTAATTCCCGGCCATAGCTATATTAGCAAGTTTCCTAAGATCATCTAAAGATGAAACCTCCTTAACCACAGCGGCAGTATTATTGCCCCTTACTGTAGGGAGGGTAGGTTTTTGACCAATATCAGCTTGTACTGCCGGATTGTTAGTTTTGTTTTGTCTTAACTCTTCTAATTCTAGGAGATAATTATTTTTATTAACTAAATTATCTACCACACTTTGAACTGAGGGGTTAAGCCCACCTTTTTGCATTTCAGCTCCTAGATGATGCATTTCCTGAAACATGTCTCTATCGACTTTCTTCATGGCTTCATAAACTTGCATAGAGTTAGGGTTTTGTTTCATGGCATCTTCGATGGCCATTTGCAAATTCTTAACACTATTGTCTTGTTGTATTTGCTCATGTTGGCTTACGCTGCTTTCGACAGTACGTAAACGGTCTGATAGCTCCCTGTTTTCTTTGAGTAGTGCTCGTTGATCTTCTGGTAGAGTGTGTTCCTTAGCAAGGTTGTAAGCGTACTCAAGAAGTTTTTCTTCAGATAAGCCAAGCGCATTGCTTACCTCTCTGAAGTCTCCTGATTCATTGGCTATATCGACATATTTCTTTAGTGTCTTAAAACCATCTGCATAGGTTCCGGCTTCATTCATTAGCTCGTTGTATTCATGCTCTCTAGAAGCTAGCTTATCCTTGTATCCCTCTAAACCTCTCGACTTAGTATAAAGCTCTCTAAGAGCTTCTTCTTGATCTTTGGATGTAACACTTCCTTGCAAGAATTCATCAAACTGAAATTCCTCGTCCCTAACTTTGTAGCTGTAGTCTGGCATGTACTCAGCTGCTTCTTCTGTTGCATTCTCTACTTCGGGTTCTTCAGAACTTACCGGTTCTTCCGTAACCTCAACTGTTTCTTCTACTTGTTCATCTAAAGCTTCTTCGCTCATTTTTATACTCCTTGCGGCCTCAGTTGTTGGGGCCTCAGTTTGCGGCTGAGATACTTGCTCAGGGACTATATCACCTGCAGCAACATTAGCGGCTGACTGCGGCGGCAGTTGAGCCTGTTGGGCAAGGTACGCTCCCTGTGCGTTTAATTTGTCGACCAACCATTTGATGGCCTCCGATGGTACTTTGATTCTCTCTACTCTGCTGGTAGTTGGGTTCATCCATGACGCATTTACTGTGGTCAAGAATCCACCCTGAGGAACCATTCCCATTGACTGCTGCTGTAAAGCTTGTTGTTGTTCCTGAAACGAGCTTTCATGAGCAGCTAATTTATTGAAATAAAGTTGTTGCATTTGCGGTGGCAAGAACTTGAAATCAGATTTCTTTTGTCTATGAGTTATAGCTTGGATATAATATTGGTGATTGTCATACGGATTCACCGGTACAAACTCCCCTCTATCCATAGCTAATATATCATTTTTCATATTGTCTGAATCAATCGTTAAAGAAGAAAAGGCCTGTTCCTTATTACCTGTTGGAAGCTCTCTTATAATTGCTCCCAATTGATCCGGTTGCAAAGAACTACCTGCATATTGCATAACCTGAGTAAGTGAAAGTAATTTGCCAAATTTAGTTTCAACATCCCCTGATTGTGGAATAACTTTTATTTGGAAACCATGGTCGGATAATTTTTTAAACTCTGGAATATTTACCGCCTCGGCTCTTCCTGCTACTCTAATTAAATGTTCAGGACCTAAATAACTCTTGGCCATCTGAAGAATCTTTTTAAACAATTCAACTTCAAACCTTTCATATTTAGAAACATACTTTACAAATTTCTTTTTCTCTTTCATTGATCTAAATAATAATTGATACGGATCACCCGATGCAGGTGCCTTATCTTCTAATATCGATTGTAGTCCGCAGGCTTCGTACATCTCTGCAACTTGAGCCTGAGCGTAAGTGCTATATTGGTCGCCAGTACGGCCAGGCTGTATAACAGGTACAGCACCAGAAAATTGGATAGCCCTAACTCCATTTAAATATCCTCCTGAACTTATCTTAGTACCTTTCTGGATAAAGACTTTATCATCACCCAGCTGAACTTGATGTTCAGCAATTTTACTAGAAGCTCTGTTAATCTCCACTTGGTAAGGTCTACAAACTTTTATTATAGATGTTGCCCTTGGAGAGGTTGTCATTTCATCGAAGCCTTCACCTACTAATGGAAAGATTCCAAATGGTAGTTCGTCTTCTGTTATAATAAAATCATCTACAAACATTACATAGTATCCCTTTGGATATCTTGAGCTTGGTTTATAGAACAATTCCTTTACCGATGCTTGTTCTTTAACATCTTTATAATCACCAGAATTTGCATCAAATATTTTATAGTGAGCGCTTGTTGTACCTGTAGTAATTTTATCTATATTGTCTGGAGATAATTTTTTGACTGTTTCTTTTAACTCACTTATCTCCACCATCGTTTCATGGATCCACCACTCACAAGTGGAAGAATCCCTAGCTGTAGGATCTCTTTTTAAGTCAAATGCATAGACTCTATCTATTACAAACTCTCCCCCTCTAACTTCTTTATCTTTCTCGTCCTTGGCTACTACAGGGCCTTTACTGTAATCGAACCGAATTTTACCCCAACACTCGCCGATAACAATAAAGTCATGTACGAATTTTTCTTGTAGTCTCTCCCAGTTACTTGTGTCTTTGACCCAATCAATAACGGCATTATTCATCTCTGAACTTTTTACATCAGACAATTCATTTTCATTATAAGGAACGGTTGTGATAGAGGGGTTCCCCTCTAGAATAGAATTAATAAATAGATTTGTAATTCTGTGAATGTGGTTTTTCACCAACCTGATTTTACTTTTGTTTTGAAATGTTCCTTTTGATCTTAAATTGTCAATGATATTATTTGCCCTCTTGTTGTAATGATCTCCGGCCCGTAGTAATATATTAGTACGCTGTTCAGCAAAAACTTGGTCATCACATCTCTTGCCTGCCTGATGCATTATTCTAAGTTTTTCGATTGTAAATTTAGGCATGGTTTACATCCTCTTCTCGTAAGAACTTCTCATAACCTAGCGGATCCACAATTTTCATTTCTTCAAGGCTATGAGCAAACTGTTCTGCTTCGTCTTTTTCGTCTAAATAATCTATGTTATTATCACCTATTTCCTCTTTCTGTGCAACTAATACCGGTTGAATGGAAGTTTCTTCCATTTTTTGTTTACCGAAATTAAGCTTTAACCCTTCAAACTCAAAGCTTGATACGTTAGAATCCCTACAGGCCTTTATGATTTTACATATTTCAGTCGCCGTAGAGATCCGACCAGAAAGCGAGTTCGCTCTCGATGCTGTTTTCGTTTTCTTTCCTGAATTCTTCACTTTCCCAGTAGTCATACATTGCCCTCCTATCATTTCTATCCGGTAAGCTATCCTCTTTCCGGACCTTTATTTCTCCATTCTCTAAAACTTCTTCCCAGTCAATAGGTACTTCCATAATTGCGTACCTTAAAGCATCGATGAAATCATCCTTCGATTTGTTTTTTGGGGTGGAGATTAATAGTGTTTCCAGCTCCCTAACGAGCTTTAGCAGCTCTTCATCTTTATATATTTTAAGTATACCCGACTTAAAGGCTGTGTTTAGGGCAAGCTCTCCTATTGAATGATCCTTCTGTGCCTTATTGAATGGGATCCCCATTCTCGTAGATATCGTACCGAAATCTTTAGCGGCAGAATCATAGGCCTGTGTTACAACAGTAAGTTTTCCTTTATCTGTTGTGTAATACCTTAAAATATCTCCGGCCGTAGTCTCTATGCCGTCTAGCCGTTTTCCTTTGAAAACTCTTAACTTGTCGTATTTAGGCGATACTGCAATAAATACATAAGCAGCGGGATGATTGTTTTTGCCGCCACTACCAACATCAACAGCAGAGTATACACTCCAACCATTAGGGCAACCTGTGAACACAGCTCCATTCTTATTCTTAGGCCTGTCCACATAGTTTTTCTCCCTTTCGAAACCCGGATACTTTAACCCAGAGTCTACAACAAATTTACCATACACTCTTCTTTTAACTTCGTTGCTACTTTTACATCCCCTGATGATTTGTTCTATTCTATTTTTCGTCCAAGGCGTTTCGGTTCCATCGGTATATTCTAAACAGTCAAACATACTTATCTGTTTCTTCCAAGCGTCGGGATACAGTTCTTCAGTTCCTTGACCCTCTACCGCTTTCCTCCAAACTTCCTGTCCAAGAGTTGCAGTAAATGCCATAGAGAAATAACCGTCAGTAGCAAACAACCGAGCTTCAAGTTCCGAAAGTAAATCTTCAGGAAGTTCTTCATCGCAGTCTATGGCCCATACCGTACCGGACTGAAGGTCTGAAACATTTTGGCCATATGTTTTAAAGTAGATTCTCCATCCACTATTAAAGGTAATGTACTTAAGCACCTTATTAGTAATTTGCTCTTTCCAACCATAGAGTGGATGATCTTTGAATTCCCCTCGGGGAAGGTAGTAAGGAACCCACTTCTCGACAAATTCCGACATGACGGTATCTTGGTTAGGGTATAGATACCAGCTAAACGGTTTGGCAGCTGTACCATATTTAAACTGTCGAGGCCATAGTTTGGTCCATAGATCAGGGTTTGTAGCAACATCAATTCGATCGCAAATTTGAATAGTAGACTTCCCAATCTGATTGGCGGCACATATAAAACGATGGCGCTTTCTTTTAGAATTACAATAATCGCTTTGCCATTTGTATTTTTTAAATCCATACTTAAACGGTAACCCTTCCTTGAGCTTAAGTCTTTTTTCCATCAACTTAACTTTCTCAAGTTTCAAGTCGAGGATATCTTCCTTGTTTATAACAGACTCCTAGTCTTCTGCAGGCAAAACAGAGATGTTGGTTTCACCTAACTTTTCTTCAAGCTCTCTCAGGCGTTCATTTACTTTATCCATATTAAGTTCTGCCTTGTCGCCATCCTTGAGACTAGGTTCATTAATATTAACGGTAACCTGTTTTTGTACGGCCAATCCCAAATGTCTGTCTGCAAGATATTTCATAACAGAAACAAGAACCATGGCCTTCTTTGGGTCTACCTCTTTTATAGTAGTCCACTCATTGTTTTCATCTTTGATTCTTTTAGAGGTAGTAATGTCCATATTGATTAATTCTTCAAACCTGTCAGCTCCTAATAAAAGAGCGGCGCTGATTTTTAAATCTAAGTCGGCCAGCGGAGTAGTCACCCATGCCATCAGCAAATGGTTATTCAATACTCTTTCGTAGAAGTAGTCTCTCTTATAAACACCTCCATAGACTCTAGTCATAACCATTTTTTTGTTCCGCTCTTTTGCTATATTAAATTCTTCATGGAACTGCTGTTTGAACTGCATTTCTTCTGTGCTGGGCTTCAGTCTTCCCCTGAGTTGTTTCTCACTTTTTTTATTAAGTTCAACAGGAATGTCGAGTATCTTTTCCTTAACAACAGGGGTGAGTATATCGCCATCGAAATCATTAAGTGTAGGTAAGGTTTCCATTCTAATAGCCTAACTTATATTATCTTCTATTGGCAAGCGATTCAAGCAAGGGAAGCCCCTGCGCATCCGGAGACACAGGAATAGGTTGATTCCCAACCATTGCCTTCCCTGTTGATTCACTTCTCATATCGATAATTTCTTTTAATATATCTTTGTTAATTTTCTGTCTTCGTATCTCAGAATTAATTTGATTAAGTCTCGACTTGCTCTGCTCTCTTTGTGCTATTACTGGCGCCTTGGCCTGAGTCGTTTTTTCATCAATCATTTTGATAATTTTATCAAGCTCGCTAAGTTTTGATTCTTCTTGTGATTTTGCTAGTTTAATTAAACTCATACCTACCCCTATAATTCGTCTAGTGCTTTTCTTATATCGTCTAGTGATTTCACTTCGCTAGGAGGTAACGCTGGCCTGGCCGGTGTTTCCTCTGCTGCCCTAAAAGTACGAGTGGGTCTTTCCTCTTCAAAACCATGCTGAAGTAGTTTCACAATCGCTCCACCTATTAAAGCTCCTGTCCCAATCTTCACAGCCGTTGAATAACCCTTGGCCCCACCTTTCATTCCAGCTTTTAAAAATCTCCAGAGAGTAGAAGCTTTAGACACTCCCTGCTTATTTGTTTTTAATAAGTCTGCTATATGACCTACCTTGCTTGGAGCTTGCTTCGAAGACTCTAGACCTCCAACCTTCTTCATAAATTCTCTAGTGTCTTTACCTAGCCAAACCTCCGCAGCTTCTCTTGTTGACTTAACAAATGAGGCGGCATCTTGTGGTGGAACATTTTGTTTGGCCAATGCTTTTGTGAGTGCCTGCTGACCACTGGTGGTCCTAAGTTTTTTAAGATCCATGTCCGCAACTTCTTCGATAGCTTTTCTATATGGATCAGGTAGATTTGTATATTCTGTTCCATACGCCTCGGGGGGCAGATCCTGGGTTCCTAAAAACCCGGGCATTCCCCCCTGTCCGAATATTGACCTTTCGGCAGTCTTACTCGATAGTGCTTGACGTATTCTTGGATCTTCTATCTTTTTTATTTTATCTAACTTTGATAATAGGTCTTCCATAATAATTCCATTCTAGTTTACAAGGGCGGGGTCCAGCTATGTCAATCGCAGTTACATAGTTATTGTTACAAAGTAAAACCTTCCCCCGCTTAAATATCGTAACACCATTTCATTTAGATTTCCAGTCTATTGGCATCCGTATAAAATCGATCACATATACTCATTAACTCTCCCAGTCTACCTTCCGGAATTGGCTGTCTTATTGAATATTCTATGAAAAATTTAGATCCCAAAAAGCATCCTCTGATAAATGATTCTTTTGAAATCTTCGCTTTGTTCTTACAAAACGGATCCTTAGCAAGATCACTACAAGAGATTAATAAAAATAGTACTAATAACTTCTTCATTGTTCTAGTCTACATGACTAAACCGCCCATTAGAAGGGAGGCAAACTATTCGATAAGTCAAGGGGGGCTGTTTATAGCTTTCTGAAAACAGGGGGGGTTAATCATATTCTTGATCAATCCAAACCTGATAAAGCAATCTACTCTCAATTAGCTTATGTTCAAGATGCATACGGAAATACTCCCAAGGATTCTCCCCGGTTTCGTCCGTACACACCTGAATGAATTCAATAACGGCGTCCAGTCTCTCAAGATATATGTCTCTTTTAGGAATTTCGAGGATATTACCCTCTGGCTCCACAGGAATGGGAGGCGGTTTTGAGTCCATAATCTATTATACCCTTTTAGATATAGGGCACAATCGGGTAAATCTAACTAGTTTTTACACCATTTAGCATTATAGACCGTTTAGGTTCAATTAAAGTA